TCCCCCAATAGATACAGCATTACTTGCGTTTAAAGCCCCAGAAGCACAACGGATAAACCGCAGTGAGTTAGTAGCTTCTAGGATTTCAAGAGCCCCTTCTAAAGCTTGCCCTTTAATCTCTTCACTAGGCTCCCCAAAAGTTTCAATGAGACCCTGTGGGCTTGTAATGAGGGTTGCCTTCTTACTATTAAGTCCAGCAATTGGTCCTCGGGAGGCAAATCCCACGATTCCAACCACAGACGAATTAATGGTTGGGGGATAATCTGAAATGTCCTTTTCGATGACATATACACCAGGACTTACGAAATTTGGCATTTAAATATCTCCTATTATGCGTTCTTAATAGAAATTAGGTTTCTTTCCTGGAACCTAATAACATGATCAGTAATATATGAAGCGGGAACTTTGATGGTTTGCTTTGGGGTAAGATAAAAATCCTTTACCCCTTTTTCAGTTCGGAAGGGAAGACTCCAACTTTGTAAACTAGTATTAGTAACTGACTTCATATTCTTCTCCATAGATATATGTACTTCGTCCACAGTACTTTTTGATCATTTTTTTTAATAGATTGTCGTATCGGCATTAATTTCTTCTATTTCACCTGTCGAAGTGATAAGGAATTTTGGATTAGGAATATACCCCTCTAACTTAACCGTGAAAGTTCGTCTAATAATACGATCTTGCCTATCAGAAGTCTCAAAGGTGGAGTTATCAGATTCCTGATCAATGTAAGCTTGAGCTACATTAGTATAAGAATTCTTAACAACCAAATGAGGATTAAACATCAGCCTAATTTGTTCAACAATTTGATCTAGATTAGCCTTATATTTAGCCCAAATATTTATCCCATATTCTATGTCTATTGCTCTTGGTGCTAAACTAATGATACGGAAAGCTCTTTTTTTCTCTTCACTCCAGAAAGACTCATTTACAAGATTAGGAGCATTGCGTCTACGATTATCTGCATTAGCTGAGGAATTCTGATTGATAGAAATGATAGGAAGAATAATGTTATTCTCCTGCTTAAGCTTGGCAATCGTCCTCTCAGGATTAGCATGAATACATTTAATATCAATCAAATTAGTTTCGGAATCAATATAACCTAAAGTTCCTAACTTAGAAATCATATAACGTAAAGCTTCTCTGTAAAAAAGAGGAATATTATTATACTTAGTAGTACGCTCATAAATAAGATTTCGAGCCCATTCAGTAGGAGTAGTTGTACTCCTGGTTACCGATAACTCTCCCTTTCCTGCACTTTCTAGCCAATTAACTTTAAATACCATCGTATTTTTCCTCTAAGGTTTGAATAATTTCAGGTCTACCAAGAGGGTCTGACACCTGTGTAAGAGGAACATCCTGTACATCTGACGAATCACGAAGAAGTTTAGCAGCGCATACTAAATGGTACACCCCATAAATTTCAAAGCTATCTTCCTGGACCTCAAAAATTTCATACCTTTGGTTTTGAAAACGAGGTTGTAGAACGTCACCAGATTTAAGATTTCCTTGAATTCTCTGCTCCATATAGCTCTTATTAAATACAAAGGTCTGGTCGTTTGTGAGTTCTATCCCAAACTGACTAAGATTTTCTTCCAACACTCTAGGCTCATAGTGACCCCATACTGTGACAGGCTCTTTGGCAATAGGCTTGTTTCTTTCTTCCATATACACTTTATCATACTGGCTTTCACCTTGAAGATAAGGGAAGTAAAGAATTTCAGACCCTGAAATACGAATCATCTCATCATCAACAATATTAAAAAGATTTATATCAGGATTTGCAGGATCAAAAAAGTTTAATTCTCCACCAGCCTCCTCAATCTTGGGAAGAGGAGGCGGAGTTACACCTACTTTGTAGTTCTTTTTTGACATCTAAATTTGGGCTCCGACGACTGCTGCTACTATAGCCAGAAGAATGGCTATTGTTTGTGGGGTGAACACTTGTGCTACCCATTTATCAAACTTACTCTTACCATCATTTTTATCTCTGGTTGCTTCTTTAATTGTTGCTAGCTCTTCTTTGTAATGCTTAGAATTAATCTCGTCCATTTTATGGTGATTAATTAAATCCTTATAGGTCTGAGCTAACTCAACCTTTACATCTGTAATACCATCTTCTAGCTTACCTATTCTGTTGTAAATGTCCTGTTCCATTAGTATGTTGAGAACCTCGGGGGCTCTTCAAACTCATCTAATAATTTTTGAAACAACTTCTCTTTTTCATCAGCACTTTCTTTTACAAGTTGATCTCCATTCAACTTTGCTCCACCTCCTGGAGAAGGAACTGTTTGATACTTCCCCCTGATTTGACCTAAGGCACCTTTAGCAGCAGCAAGAGAATAGTTTTGAATCCAGTTTCTATAAGCTGGATGAAGGGTATTAGAATCGAGTGCTCTATAAATAACAATAACCACTTGGTCACTTGTTACAGGCTTAGGATTGATATGTAGATATTGATTATTAAGAACAGTAAAAGAACCTTCTTGTCCTAAAATCTTTCTAGTCATCTCTAAATTCTGTTGAAGCAGGTAGAAATCTCCGATCCCAAAGTTCTGGAATAGATAGTTGTCTTGAAAGTATTTAATAAAAAAGTCAAATTCTAGAGTACCAGCTTTTTGCTGAATAGATAGAAGAGTCTTCTTATATACCACATACTCTAAATTATTTAAAATGTATGAAGGTAATTCATAAGTATTAACACCCGCGAGAGTTTGGAAGGCAACGAATTGTGTAGAGAACAAAGGAGCATGGTTGTACATTGTTCCTATGGCTTCATCAATACAAGTTTTAAGTTGATAAGGAGTTAGTTCTACACGTACAACAGGGTGTCCTAATCGTGCTAGAATATAATCTTTGATTGTTTCATCAAAGTGAGTCCATTCCACTCCATCAACCATTGTGGTAGCGTTAAGCTTCTCATAATCAATTGATCCACGGGTATCTTCTGCCCCGTCATTAATATTTTTTCCGGCATAGGGAGTAAATGAGTTACCCCATGAAGCAAGATTAGGTTTTACAGGCATTAGTACTCCTACAGATTAATAAAAGGATTCCTTTAAAATATATAGGTAAAAACAAAGAAGCTAGGAAACTTAATTTCCTAGCTTCTCTGCTTTAGGTATTAACTATCCTTAAGAGTTAGTTGGAATGTTCACACCACCACTCTGTTGAGCCTTACTAGCAGGCTGGAAGAGGAAGTTGGCTGAAGCACCAATAAGTCTAATAATACGATAGAATCTAGACTCAGGAGTTACAGCAGCCTTACCATACCTGGTGAGGATTCCCTTCCTTGGCTGGAAGGTCTGCGGATCAGTGATGGTCGGCAGTTGCTGGAGTGGAATGTATGGGCAATAAACATACCCAGCATCCATAGGACCAGAACCCTTATAACCAATCATGACCTCATCTTCGGGATACATCGGATCAACATAAAGATCATACTTACCAGCGAACTTACCCTTATAAGCAATAGAGTTGGCAGTATTAGTCGTTGGACGATCCTTCCATGCCAGTCCACCCTCAAGTTTGGCAGCAGACTCAAGCATAGACGCGACAAGTGGCGAACAGATCAGCCACGTACCAGGACCACGGAAAGTAGTCTTGTAAATGTCGGCGGATGCGAAGTTGATTGCCGCTAGGAGGTTAGCGTACACCTGACCAACATGCTGGGCAGCAAACTTACCAGTGGGACTCATGAAAGTACCTGAAAGATCAAGCAAGAAAACATTGCTGTTGGTACCTGAAGGGTTGAACGCACCAGCATTAGCAAAATCATACAGATACTCTGAAGGAGTAAATTCCCCTCCATTCGTCATTCCTGTGGTTTTCGGCGTATTAAGATTACTAGTACTACCGAAGTTATTGGAGCCACCCATATCAAGCGACGAACGGTTCCAACCCGTCAAACCTGATGGGTCATAGGCAATCATACGAAGATCTGAGATAAGCTCACGGTCGATTTCCAAGGTAAGTTCCTTGGAAAGAAGATCCGTAAGTTCACCTTCAAGATCAAGGTTATGATATGCACGAAGGTCTTGAGCAGCTTCAAGTGTCCATAGTGCCCTCATCTTGCGAGTACGAGACACAACAGGCTGTTGCTCAATGTGCATATTCATCTCAGGAATTTCATTACCTGAGAGTGCTTCGCCTGCTGATACCGAATAACCTAGAATAGTTGTGGAATCAGGCCAAGAAGCGATCTGACCACCCATCGTAGTTGATGGGGAACCAGAAGTACTACCTAGAATGGAACTGAAATATGGATCAGACGAACCAGCAACATTGGCAGCGGGTACGCCAGCACTATTGAATACAGCACTTGCCACATTACCACCGTAGGTTAGACGATACTTGCTATAGACCGTTTCGTCACGGTCCCAGTTCCCAGCAACACGGTTGACACCCAGATAGAAAATCTGAGAAACAGGACCACCCATAGGCTGAACACCTACGATCTGGTTAGCGATTAATTGTGGATAAACTCTAC